CGACCACTTACCGGCACCGGTCACGCCGTCGGTCCAAGCGCGAGCAGCGTCACCAGCCGCCTGGTCCTTCTCGGTGATCCAGGCGATGAGGTTGTTCATGTACCGGACCTGACCCTCCGATCGCGCGTCACGGACGGGAGCAACAGCCGAACCGATGGCCTCGGCCACGCGACCCCGATTGATCTCGACCATGCCATCGCCACCACCGTTGTGCTCCGGGGTCTCGTACGTCGAGTCCTCAGCAGGCACGTCCACTGCCACGCCTCCAGCCGTGTGGAACGCCATCAGGAAACGAGCCGTGTGCGCGTTGCGCCGGTAGTTGCGAGCGATCGTGGCCATCGGGTCCTCCTTCGTCGGTCCGTTGCGAAGCCGACGTTACACGACTCTGGCCAGAGATGCAACACCCCAGGGGAGGATGTTGGCCATCAGCGGTAACGCTCCCCTGGGGTGAAGGGGGTGGGGGAACCGTACTGTCCGCAGCCTAAGCTTCATGCGTACTGACGGTATATCCATCAACTGGATCCGCTTGCATTCTCCCACCCTTCTCCGAAGTCGCCTGGCGGTCGGCGTCTCCGAAGCTTTACGGCCGGACATCGGCACGGGGGTAACGATGCCCAGCCAAGAGGGGAGTGGAGGAATTGAACCTCCAACCGGCCAGGGATTCCGCTATACGGTGTCCCCTGGATGCTCTAACCGTTGAGCTAACTCCCCATCGTGCGTTGACGAGCCGCACCCCTCGATGGTACCCCGATCAGGCCGAGGTGCTCGCCGTACGTCGCCGGGTGGTCGAGGTGGCCTTCGCCGGGGTTGCCTTCGCCGGGGAGGGCTTGGCGGTAGCCGCACGCGTACGACGAGGCTTCGGCGCGACCTCCTCCTCGATCTCCTCAGCGTCCTCGACTTCGGCCTCCTTGGCCTTCGCCGCTGCCGCCTTCTTCTGGGCCGCCTTGTCTTTCACGGCCTGGAGACCGGCCTGCTTCATGGCCTTCGCCTCGCCGGACTTGACCATGGCCAGCACGGCCTTGACGGTCGGATCGTTTGGGCCGGTGAAGCTGTAGCGGTCACGGGTCTCCCCGACCACGCGATCGTGCTTGCCGTCCTTCGCCAGCTTGCGGAGCAGCATCCGGATGGCTCGACCGTCGTACTTCTCGCCGGTCTGCTCAGTGACGTAGGCGGCCAGCTCGGCGGAGCCGAACTTCGGAGCGGAAGCGGCACGAGCGGCCTGGGCCTTGGCGGTAGACCGCTTGGCCTTCGGTGCCTCCTCGGCCTCCTCCTCCATCTCCTCGAGCTCCTCGAGGTCCTCGTCCTCGTCGCCCTCCTCGACGTCCTCGAACTCGTCCTCCTCGGGCTCTTCGACCGGCGCGGCCTTGGTCTTGGTGGTGGTGCGGGCACTCGGTGCCATGGTCCCCTCCCGGGGGTTTCGGGTGACTGGTTATCTTGTTACGGTGACGGGGAGCAACATTACCCGGCTTTCGGCTAGCCGTCAAAGCGAGCGCATTTAGCTCCCACGGTCCGGCATAGCATGGCACCCAACCACGGCACCCGATCCGTTGTTCTAGTTCTCTAGGAGCGAACTCATGGCCCTTCTCGTCATTCTCCACTTGCCGGACCACACCACCGATGTGGACACGATCGCTGCCGAGATCGAGGTGAACGCCGGAGCCCGGGTGGTTGGCGTCTTCGACTATCCAGCTCGGCGCGATTGCGTAGATCATCCCAACTGCTTCATCAACGGCAAGCAGCCATGGGTCCGGGATCGGCTCGGCTTCATGAAGTGCGGAGTCTGCGGCAAGCGGAATAACCGAGTTCGGCGCTTTGTCATCAATTCCCTCTTCGACTTCCTTGGAGCTAACCTCTACAAGGATGCCCCTGCGGCCTTCCGTACACCGGAAGGGTATGGGCAATGACTGACCGCATTTAATCAGCGGTGGTTACCCACTTCGTGGGTATAACACACCATGCTGGATTAAAAAGCGGAGTCATAGTCACGGCTGCAAAGACCCCCCGATTTAATCAGCACTATCGGGGGGTCCGTGCTTGTTACTCGCTGTATTAACGCTGGTTATTTAGCGTCACCGGTCAGGAAGTCAACCGGTTGGTTCCCCGCACCTCACCATTCGCCGGAACGGTGGTCCCGTTGATCACCGTCGTGATCGGCTGCGGGGTGAACGCCACGCCGAGCGTTGCGAGACCGGTGATGACCAAGTTGATGATCTCGTTGGTTGTCAGGCCGTCGGTGATCAGCCCGACCAGCAGCGAGACCACAGCGATGGCTGCTGCGACCCAGGTCTTCATCTTCGTGTACTGCGGCAGGTTCGCCGTTGCCCAGACGTTGAATGCCATCAGAGCCTGGAGAGCAACCTGCACCCACTCGCTTGCCGTGATGCTGTTGTCAGCGTTGGCCTGCTGGATCGTGGTCAGGATGGCCATCACGATCAGACCGAGAATCGGCCAAATCAGCTTTTTGCTCATGTCCCCTCCTCCGGGGTGTGGACAGTTTGAGTCGAGGCGCAAATAACTGCGCCCAGACAAGGGTGATCAGGCCGGACCACACCGCGATGGCGAATAGCACGAATACTGCCGCGCGCCACGCGAGGAACCCTCCTGGCAGATCCACTCCGAGTTGTCGGAGAGCTACCATTACCAAGACGGAGGTGGTAGTCCCCAATATCGCAGCCAGTACCCGACCAAGAACGTCAGTCCACCAGCGGACGATGACGAAGTAGATCACAGCGACCAGGAAGATACCTACCGCCCCAATCTGGTAGCCCAGGCTACCGAGCGATTCAAGCCCCATTTTCTTGCACTCTCTGCCCCAAGCGGCGGAGCATTTGACGGAAGTTGTTGTCAGATCGGGACTGTGCCCAGCCCTGGGCAATCTTAGCACCACGTGAAACTACCTGTTCCGCGTGGACTAATGCAGCATCGGCTTCCTGCCACGCTTCTTTTCTCTCCTGGCGGTCCGCTTCGGTCATGATCCGAGTGCCCTTCGTTGCATCTCGGCTTGCCAAGCTTGGAGAAGGCGGAGCATGGTTTCGCCCTGATCTTGCAAAGGTTCAAGGCCGGACGCCAGCATTTCGCTGACCGCCTGCCACTTGTGGGCTACACCGCGCCAGTCATCCTCCCGTGTACGGGCATCGTCCGCCCTCTTCTCCGCAGCCGCGACAGTTCTTGTCAGATGTAGTTCATATCGATCAATCGTCGCCTTCATCTCTCGTTCATGCTGAGAGGTTAGTGAGGCGACTTCTCGGTCATGTTGCTTCGTCAACTCATCGACCTGGCGCTTGGTCCATAGCCGAGAGGTGAAAAGCCCCATGAGGATGAGCATAACCAGGCCGCCGATCGAAAGCCCGTTAAGGGCCCATGTCGGCAACCCGGCTATCTCGGGAGGAACACCCTCAGCGAAGAACATTTCCTCCCCGTCCCGCTCGTCGTCAGTTGGTGTGGACTGTGCCGTGCTCGGTGATGGTGATCTCGGCTGCCTGCGCCACACGAGCGAGCGGGGAGTTCGACGGTACCTGCTGTCCGTCCTTGTCCGGGTGGCCGATCCGGAAGTTGCGCTCAACCTGGGTGTCGTTGAAATGCTGCGCGACCGTGCGACCAGGGTAGCCCTCGGACCAGCCGGAGGCCTCGAGCATCGCCTTGCCCACCTCCTTTCGGATGGTCGGGTCCTTCAGCGCGCCGAGAAACAGCGAGTTGTACGTCTTCTGATCCACGGGGAACTCCTCCTCTGCCTTGTACGTCGAGAGGATTCCCCACGACGACGTGTTGTTCTCGGGATTGCTTGCACCACTCCCACTCCCGTACTCAAACGAGACGTGAAAGTGCAGGATATGCGGATCTGATCCGCTGTACGCCTCCTGGACGAACTGCCAGGAACCGTTGACCCTCCGCCACACCCAGATGCGACGGTTGGAGATGACGTACTTGACACGTCGCTTGGTGTAGCCCATCGCGCGGACGTTAGCGACGATGAGCTGGACTATCCGCTCTGCCCCGCCCTTGATGAGCCACGGGCCTCGCGTGTCCACGTCTCGGGCGTGAACCTCGTTGATGTTGTCCGCATCGGAGGACGAGCCGGTGTTGCCGGTCTCATCCCGATTGTGATCGGACACACGCTCCTCATGTGCCTTATCACCGATTGTCCCGTCCTGCGCCTTGTTGCGCTTCGGGTCTCCGACAGCATTGACCTCGTTCAGCAACGACGTGCTGACCGGCAAGCTTAGAACGTCAGCCATATGATCCTCCTTTCGCATCCATCATCGCACGCACCCGCGTGGAGAATCTACGTTAGAGGGCACCCAGGTCCACGCTGAGCGGCCCACACCGCCGGTGCATGGTTCCCGGATGCCCCCGGGTTGTACGCGGGCTCTCAACCCATTGCGACGAGTAGGTCCCAGTCCTGGGGGATGCCCGCCTTGTTACGTACCTCCCCGGTTACCGGGTTGAACCAGTAGCCTTGGGGGACACGCCACCGGTCACGCCCGATCTGCCCATCACCGTAGACCTGGTTCAGGCTCAAAGATTCGCCGGTGTACTCGTCGTTGAGGACGATGTGTGACGGTCCTTCCAGCCGGTCCTGGGTCTCGGAAAAGACTCGGTCATCCATGGTCTGCTGGATGTCCTCGGCATTGGTGCCATCGAACTTGACCCAGGGTGTCTCGGGAATCCACTCAGGTTCGGTCATCAGATAACAACTCCTGTATCGCCGGGATCTGTACCGGCAAATTGTACGACCATATCGAGGATATCCCCGGAACTTGTGCAGAAGACAATCACATTTCCTGTGCCCGCCTGTCGGACGAGAGTCATCAGAATAGAAACTGTGGCATCCGTGGGGGATAGATACCATTCGTTGAGACTGACCACGTTTGACTGCGCATTGTTATCAATGGTCTGCCTCATGTACCCGATAATGGTGCTTGACGTGGTGGCAGCACCAGATGTGGAAAGACGAAGTTGAATCTTACCCACATCATTGTCTATCGTGCCATCCATGTTGATCGGGCCAGTAGATATCTGGTAAAGCTTACCCGCCTTCATGGTGATGTTGTCGATCCGCAGTACGCCAGTCTCAGTGGTCGTAACGTTACCTGTGGAGGTGGTACGTCGTCCTCGAGCGATAACCAGCTGCTGCGATCCTTCAATCGCAGAAGCTCGAGCATCGAGATCAGTGATGGCATTCTTCACAGCTACGCCGAAGCCAACCGAGGGGATCGGCTGACCCTGAACGGGCGGAGTGATCGTGTACGGGCCAGCCATGTTAGCTCCAAACTCCTTGGTCCCAGCCGTTCAGACCGTCCCACACCGCAGCGGGGAGAACCTGAACAGCAGTGATTCCCTGCAAATACGAGGCACCATCTACTCCGTGTTGAACGGCCAGGATGCGCCAGGTTCCAGACACCTTGGTTCCAGTGGCATCAGAGATCGTGATGAGGTCACCAGGTTTACGTCGGGGGTCAGCCATGGCGGTGATTGTCACTTGGGGACGAGGACGGGCAAGGATGTTCGTCAATTGCGCAGCCGTATCTGCCGCTGTCTGACGATCTTGCAACCAGTCAAAGTCAGCATCCAAGCTTCGCTCAGTCCGAATCAACACTGACGCATCATCTCGCACAGTAGTGTACCCGTCGGCCTGCCGGAAACCATATCCCAAGATATTGATGAATGGCACCTGATCAGCACCATTTACCAAGTACGTCGTAGTGCCAGTGAAGTTTACGACACGAAGCACCACTGATTGCGCAGACGTGCTGTCAAATGAGGCCTTGACGGAGTTCTCGTTAAGAACCGTGCCAGATCCATCGGCAGCATTGTTGACCGTGATGTAGTGCGCGTTTGGCTGGGGTCCGGTCGTAACCTGGGTGGAGGTCAAGTTGATGATGTTGTATTCTGTACCGCCATAGTTCGAAGCACCATGGATCTCAACAGCAGGCACATCCAAGGCCATCGTTAGCAACGTGGTACCTGGGGGGATCGTGATGGCCGTGAGGTATTGCAGAACCGGTTGTGGCTTGGTGTCTAGTCGCGTGTCCTGGAACTTCAGCGTCACAACATTACGGATGAGCGAAGGATCTGCCGCAGCTTCGAGTGCAGTCGAGTTCGTACTGGTATCTTGCACGGCAACCGAAGTCATCTGTGCTGTCTCACCAAAGTAAGTCGGCGGCAGGAACTCAAGCGCATCTATCTCGTTAGCTCGATACATCGCAAGGGCATTCCGAGCCACCTCGGAGAAGGTGTCCCAGACGTTGGCGGGCTCTTCTGTCGCCATTCCCTGCATCTTGATGTTGGTAGCCCGCATGGTTGCGTTCATCGCGTTAGGCATTGTCGGCAGCGGGTAGCAATCATCGAAGAAGTCCCGGAACAACACGGGATTTCCACTATCAATGATGACATCAGAAGTAGGCATATGGACGTTGAACGTGAAGCCGGTAGATCCCCCGTTAGATCGAAGCTGAGCATCAGTTGGGTATAGCTGAGAAGTATCATTCCAGCCGTTCGTGGCGAAGAACGTAGAAACGTTGGTCAGCTTCTGACCATCCATCTGATACAGATACTGCCCAGCAGCAAAATCCCACGCAAAGCCAATGTGATGCCACGCACCATCGGTAGGCAAAGCGAAGAACGATCCCAGCAAAACGCTTCCGTAGCCATGCGAGTCATTACCCATCGAGATGGTAGGCTGACGATTGCTGGGGTTCAACGTGCACGAGACATATCCGAGAAACGTGCCGTAGCGATCATTCGCTCGTACGTTGAACTGAAACCCGTAGTTATTTCCAGCCGGAAGGTACGCCGGATTGTCAGTTAGCGCATCACCCCTGACCCAAAATGACACTCTCCCCCGACTATTTGCCGATGACATCCAGTCGGCCATAACCGGCCCTGTTCCCCCGTTGTCGTACAGGTGAGGAAATTCGGAAGTCGGGAAGAGGTACATGGATCGAGCACCAAGCGACAGCCATACGGTTTTGCTGGCGTTCTGATAAGCATCCATCCCAGTCAAGAACTTGCCAGCCACTGGCTGTGGGTACTTATGCCCAAACAGAAGAGTAGGATTCACATTGTCGTAAAAATAGGCTGCATTGTAATCTCGCCAGGTACCCCAGTGAGCATGGACTGATCCGTAGAGGGGGTTCCAGTACCGGGAGTACTTGGTGGGTGCCGGGCCAACGAACGACCCTCCACGGGCCATCAGATACGTTACTACCCAGTCAAGATTCAAGCCCTCACGAAGCGCAGATACCACCGGCAACTGGATGCTTCGGTTCATCCGGATGCGAGCCTTACTCACCGCATTCAGCGTCACCTCATCACCAGAGATTGGTGTGCCTTGCATCTGTCCTTTGAAGACCTGGGTGTCCACACCGCCTGATGTCGTCAACGTGCGGATGAGGGCAGTTACATCTGGCACATCTCGGTTATATGCGGCGATCGGGCTATCGGTATTGAACTGTGACCACCATTGCTTGGCAGTCATCGTCGGACGCTCGAATATTTCAAGCGTCACGGCTGCCATCACGACAGCACTTGCACCAGACGCGTTACTGCTCGAAGCCGAGTAAGGCCCAGATCCCCGGAATGTACTCACGGCACCGGTAAGTAACAGACCGTTAACCGCCGGATTGCCAATGAGCGACACGCCTGTACCGCTCGGAGTAGATGTACCGACCGATGAATTCTGTCCCCAGAAGAATACCTGGTACCCAGCAGTCGGAGCCACCGTCGACTGGCTGTGAGAGGTAACACCAGTTCCGGTCTCAATCGACAGATCTGCCTTGGCTATCCTCACATCCATCACTCCACCGGAAGGAGTCCGGCCAAAGAAAGGGACGGTCATGGCGATGAAGTTAACTGCCGAATCAGATGTCAGCGTGAGGTATGGATTGGTGCTATTCCACCGCTTCTTGTAGTAGAGAAACATCTGATAGGGCGCATCAGCAATCGAGCCGAGGAACTGCCACTGATCCTTGGGATCCGTTAGGTTCTGAGCAAGTACCGTCGAGACGTTGTCTACGATCACGCATGCGAGCAGCGAGTCACCCTGTGCGGCGGTGGTCGGAATCGGTACCAGCAAGAACTTGGTCGTCGGATCGCTATTCCAACTAGACGAACTGCTATTCGAGTTCACGAAGGAGCGCATGCCTGACGAGCCGATTACCTGACCGATCCGGCCAGCCATCCCTGTCGTGAGCACCCCGGCAGCATCACCCTGACCAGTCATCGTCACCGTGTCTGGTAGCGCATCATCTAGTGCGTGAGTGACAGTGAACGTTCCCGACATTTGCTCAGACAGGTTCACGAGTGAGTCAGGATTGTCCGTCTTCTCAGTTGCCTGAACCTCACGCCACTGCGCTGTGAGCTGGTGTGGTCCCCACTCGATCGAAGCCGAATTGAGGGCATCATCTAGTGCCGTCATCAGGACACCAACTCCCGAAGAACCATGGTGATTGGAGCACGCCACTTCGCATCGAAGACCACCGTGTCAGTAAGCGAAAGAATCTCAACCGCTCGCATTCCTGATCCCGGTGCCCAGGGGTTGACCACGCTGTCTTGCTCGAACTGCATTGAATCAAGGAAGAGAGATCCTCCGGTCGTGATCGTAGATCCAGTCAACAGTACAGCAGGCTGACCGTACACAGCATTGCTCGGAGGCGTTCCAGTCGCAGAAAGCTGAGTCCATGTAGTTACTGCCGTAGTCGTAGACGAAGCCTCACTGATGAATGCACCAGAAGCATCCAGCCACCGCAATCGAAGACTTGCCGTGATGGAAGTATCCACTACGCCATCAGGAGCAAGATAACAACTCCACATATAAGGCAGGTTTTGCACCACCGGGTAGCCATACCAGTTCCGATACGGCGCATTGAGCAGCAGAATCGGTGTGGTCGATGCAGTCACAGGAAAGGACCATTGCAACGATCGAGGTGCGCCCGTTCGCTGAATCAGAGCAGTCCCGCTGAGCAACGTTCCATCAGCTGCTGCACCACCACTCGTCTTGAATCCAGTGGTGTCGTAGAGATGACTCGTCGTGCTTCCCTGATTAGGCAGCAGCATATTACTCACGGACGGATCAGCGAAGGCCCAAGGACCAAGCCCCATCGCACCGTACCAGTACTGGGCCAAGAGCCCGTAGTTGTCCTGATGCAGAGCATTCCAGTTTAAGGTTATCTGCCGTGCACCACTTGGTGAGGAAGTCACGATATGGTGAGCCGACGACGTGATGAAGTCAACAACGTTCTTCTCGAAGGGGCGGTCCACACCGCCGCGCGGCCATGGCAGTAGTGTCATCGCTCCGGGCTTGCCGAAGTAGATGTCAGGCCAGATTCGAGGTGCTCGCACCATCTCTACTTCCTCCCCGATCCAGCCCATGAGGTGAGCTGCTTACCTCGATCGTTTGCCTTCGTCACTGCCACCGGGTTACCGGTGATCGCATCGACCACGAGCGAGGCGAATTCCTTGTCCCCGATCGAGATCTTGTATTCGCGCGTTCCGGACGTCGTGACCGCCGGAGCCACTGCCGCTGAGGAGGCCCCCGATTTCGTCGTGGAGCCACTGGGAACCGTCGCACGGGACAATCCCGTGACCGCCCCCGCCAACGCGGCTGTGGGCCTCTGAGACCCATCATTGATGCCCTGAGCAAAGTCGTTCATGAAGCGCCGACCACGCAGCAGCACGTAACCCTTACCGGACAACGGTCCGGTCTTCGCCGGAGAACCAGGCAGGAAGTCGGTCACGGCGTGCACGATCGAGGAAGCCTTGTCTCGCACCGCCCCAAGCATGGAGCCAATGCCGTTGATGAAGCCTCGGATCAAATCCCGGCCCTTGTTGTAAAGCAGCTTTCCCAGGTTGCCCAGCGCACCAGAGATCCGGCCCGGGAGTCCACGCACCGTGTTGAGCAGCGAGTTGAGCTGGCCGACTGCAGCGTTCTTCGCGCTGGTGAAGGCGTTCTTGATGTAGGAGATGATGATTCGGACGCCGAGAATGAACGTCTTAACCCGACTGATTGCTCCGCTAACGATAGAGATAATCGCATTCCATACCGTCCGAGTCGTAGCTCGAATGGCGTTGAGAACTGCATTCCAGACAGCTCGTGCTGCGTTGATTCCTGCCGTGATGATGGCACGAGTGATGTTGATCTGGGCCTGGATGAAAGCAACGATGAAGTTGAATACCGCCACTGCGACGTTCTTGATCGCGGTGATTGCCGTCTTCACCCCATTGAAGATGGCAGTCCAGATGGTGACTGTCGTCTTCCACAAGAACTTGTAGTAGTTGATGATGAAGTCGATTACTGCCTTGATAATCGGCCAGGCTGTGTTCATGAACCAATCGGCTACGGCCTTGATAGCGATCTTGATGGCAGCCCACACCGCGAGTACGATCGTGCGGAACGTCTCACTGTGCTTCCATAGCAGAACGATGCCAGCGATCAGCGCACCGACAGCTACCACTACAAGGCCGATTGGGTTAGCTGATAGGGCCGCATTCAAGAGCCATTGCACGGCTGTCCAGGCGATTACAGCAGCTCGAGCGGCAAAGAATACGACATTGGCTGCCAGGATAGCCACTCGGTTAGCGATAACGGCAGCTGTGCTGGCAACCCAGGACGCTACCATCTGGCCAGCCATCAAAGCGGCTACCGCAACACCAGCCGCGCGGTTAGCCACCATTGCAGCAGTACTGGCGACCCAGGCCGCTACCATTCGGACACCAACAACGGCTTGAAGTGCGAGATACTGCACTTTAGTCGCAACAGCAGCAGCCGCATTCGCTATCCAGGCTGCGGTATTCCTGACAATCTTCGATTGGAGAACATCCTGAACAGCAGACACGACTTTAGCTGCGGCAGCATAGACCTTGTACGCGCCAGCAAGAGCCACCACCGCGCCAGCCACCGGACCGAGCCAAGACATGTTGTCACTGAGGAATTGGGCCAGCTTGAGAAGCAGCGGAGCAAGGGCATTGATTGCGGGGACTAGAACACCGGTCAACTGTCCCGCAAGCTGAGTAATTGCCGGAGCCAGCGCGATGATCGCCGGAGTCAGTGCTTGTAGCAACGCCAGGAAGACTTGGCCCGCGCCAGTCCCGATCGCCTGCAACGCCTGCCCGATCGAAGTGAGAACCTGCGTGCCTTGCGCGGTTTGCAGGAACGCGGCGAACTGAGAGACCAAGTTACCGATCACGCCGACAGCATTACCACCATCTCCGATCAGTATGCTGAACAAAGCCTTTGCGATGGTCCCAACGTCTTTGAGGAATCCACCCAGGGACTGGAGGATCGGTAGGGCCGTAGCAAAGACCTTGTCCAAGTCGATGTTGTTAAGGAAGATGGCAAACTTGGCGAGCGCATTGGCCACCTGACCACCGATGATCCCCCCGAACTTCGATCCTTGCGCTGCCAGGCCGATGAAGCCAGTCACCACTGGACCGAGCGAGCGCCGGATCTGGAGCAGGAATGCATTCACCCCGGAGAGGATCGTCCGCAAACCTTCGATGTTGCGGGAGTTCGTAGCGGTCTTTACCACATTCTGAGCGATCTGACCCATCGCAAAAGCTACGCCTCGAGCTTGCGCGGTAAGCGAGACTAGACGCTTGATGATCGTTGATACCGCTCCAGCTGCCCCCTGGAAGAACGCGTCTTGGATGCCATTCTTGGCCTCCTTCAGTGCAGGAACAGACGCACGAACGGCCTTGGCGAATGCTTGCGCATTGGGAGACAGCTTCTTTAGTGCTTCGTCAAATTTGGCAGCGTCTCCACCTGCCGCTTTCAACGCATCACCGACGCCAGAAACGGCGATCTTGGCAACAGCGAATGCCGAGGCGAACGACAGGATTACCGCCGGAGCAGCGGCAAGTCCAGCACCAACGAGGGGCCCGATGGCTGCGAGAGCACCTACCAGCAGATGCGCACTCCCCGTCACCAGGTTGATCGCTCCGCCAACCTTGAGAAAGCCTTTGGTGAAAGAGGAAAATGCACCCAGCACCTTGGAACTGGCTTTGTCGATCCCGCCCAGTTCCTTCTTTGCCTTCTCGGTGTCTCGGACTGCTCGAACGATCCCAGCGCCATCATAGTCAATCTCGATGGTGCCCCGGATCGTCCCGAGCGTGTGGTTAGCCATCAGGTCACCCGCTTACCGATCGGAATCGTTGCTTCTGCTCCGACAATTCAACGCCTAGGTATTCGTCCAATACGCGCTGGCGAGCACGGTTATGGGCTTGGTCTTTCGCACTACTCGGAAGACGATTCTCGGCCTCATCCATCGCGTTCTCGATGGTAGTTCCAAAGGTAAAGATCGCACGGTCCGTGCAAAAAGCAACCCAGGGATCGGAAGCGCCAAGAAGTGCGGACGGGCGGCAATGCAGCTTAGTCGCCATGTTCCACACCTCCCAGATCAGCCGTGGATCACTCGCGAAAGGCAAGCATCGATCCGAGACCGCCAGCCGCCCAGTCGAAAAGCCACATCTTGTCGGCCAGGTCGATCTGGTCAGTAAAGACGATCATCACATCAGGGTTCTCCTGGTGCATTTCCTCGCGCTGCTCCTCCGTCAGCTTCTTCGTGACGGTGGTCTTGCCAACGGTGGTCTCCATGTAGTGGAGCTTGACGGCCGGGGAGACGACGATGTGAGGAACGATCTTATCCACCATGGCGATCATCTCGGAGACCGCCTTGGGGTCCTTCATCAGCGAAGGAATATCGATCTCTGATTCCGCATTCTTCGGCGGAGTCGGGCCCTTCTTGGCCTTGGCCTTGGGCTTGGCGAGATGCTTCGACACGAGAGCGGTCACCGCGTCGGCCTCAGCCAGTAGTCCAGCCTGAATCATGGCCTCAATGGACATCTTCTTGGCCCGGCAGGTCTGGCCACTCGGTGTGGTCACTTCCTGCTCCTGGCCGTCCGGAGTAGTCGAAGACCAGACAGAATTGGGTGCGAAGTTGTCGGAGGGCATCGAGTGCTCCTAATATCCGTGAGAAGGATCAGACGTAGGTGTATGTGGAGAACGCGCCGGTTGCGGAAGATCCGGAAGCGTTGGTGATGACGACGTTGGCCGCGCCAGCCGCGTGAGCGGGCGTGATGAGGGTGAGCTGATACGGGCTGTTGACCTCGAAGTCAGTAGCGTTGGTACCGCCGACCGTGACAGTCGTGATGCCTGTGAAGCCGTACCCGGTGACGATGACGATCTCTCCACCAGCAGTCGTGCCACCCGTGTCCGACAGCGAGTAGACCACCGGAGCAGCGGGGGTGTCCAGCGCCGGAGCCGTGATACTGCCCGAGGTCTCCCGATACACGAAATCGTAGACCGAGTCATTGATCTCGGTGGCGTTCACTAGCCCCGACACGAGGCACGGGAAGCCGATGCCGGACACAGACGGAATGAAGAACTCACCGTCGCCCAGCTCGCCTTCGACGTTGCCCGTGGAGCGGCAGCGCCAAACACAGGACTGGAAGTCTCCGCCGTTGTCGTTGATCGCCTGCCCAATCGTGGTGAAGAATGGGCGTACGTCCAACGACTTCTTGCGGAACCGACGAACCTGGTTCGGCGAGATTCCGGAGTCGATGACCACACCACCGGCGATGATCGCGTAGGCGTCAAAGGAGATGCCGCCCGATTCGATCTCCCACTCGACCGACGCGCCCTTGCCATGCGAGGTCTGAAGCTTGTCGTCACCGCGCAAGTCCTCGTAGTCCTCGGTGTCGTTGAACGAGAACGTCCGAGCGACCGGCAGGTCCGTGAGCTGAGTGCCGAAAGTCGTTGCCGCCAGCGTCGGGTACTTGATGAGCTGAACGTCCCGCAGTCCATACGGGAGTGCGTTTCCCAGAGGCATTACTGTGTCCCTCCCTCAGGAGATTGATACCGGCGGGTAGCCAGCAGTTTTCCAGTACTCGTGCTGAATTGGTGCAGCACCACCACTCCACTCCGTTTCCCACAGAAGCGTGACGGGCAGACGACCTCAATCACGCCTTCATCGACCGAAGGCATGGCTACCTCCCCAAACTTCTTGTTGGGACACCGGAGTTCGAGCATCAGTGAACCGTGGTCCCCGGAGCGTCGGAACCACCGCCGGAGCCGGTATGCGCTCCGGTTGTCGTGGGAGCCGCCCCACCCGGTGCCACAGAGGGCCCTGAGTTGTCCGCAGAGGCGTTATCCGGCCCGTTCGCCAGAGCCAACACGTCCACCGGGTTCTCGGTGACCTGATCGAGCGCTGAGGGGGTCATGTCGTCCTGCTGCGGCTTCGGAACAAACTCCTCCTGATCGTCACCCTCACCCGTGATGACGAACTCGGGGTCGTTCTCGATGCCCTTTCGGATCTGGTCCTCGGTGAGCGCGTCCAGCGGCACGGCAAAGCCATTCCGGGCCGACCACACCACCGTGTCACCGGTCAAGCCCACCGACCGCCAGTCCTGCGTGGTGATCTGCCGCACGTGGGCCAGGCCGATGTAGCGTACGTAGCGCATAGTTCCTTTCCCTCCTACTGGCCCGAGCCCACAAGCGTAAAGCTAGTGTTTCGAGCGATTGTCCTGTGACCATCGTCGGTCAGGTCTTCGCTGTCACCTTCCCACCGTGCACCTTGCAACCAGCCTTGTGTATCTTGGCTAGGAACGAGGGACGGAATCAAGGACCGGAGACGAAGAATGATGGCGTCTATCTTCGTATAATCTCCGGGCTTGTCGTGCACCCATATTACGAGGGATCTCCGCGTTGAGACGTCTAGTCCCACGCTGTTAACTCCCCATCGCAATTGAAGAAACGGCCGGTCTTGGGGCGTGTCCACATCCACCGCGAAAGAATCCGCACCGGTGATTCCTAGGCTGTTCAGCGTCGGATCGGTGATGATCGCCTGATAGATGAGCGTCCTCATGCTGCCACCGCCCGATTGATAGCCGAAGCCAAGTCCGCAGCCATAAGCGGAGCAATGTGCACCATCGTGGGTCCGATGATGGCGTACTTACCTGACCACCGGACTTCGAGCCAGAACGTATAGGGCATCGTGCCGTAGATTGTCAGTTCATGCTTGACCATCGGCTCTTTATCATGCTGCGCGAAGAGTCCTGCCCTCGCATTGCCGGTATTGTCGTGCCAAGGCGCATTGGTCCTCGCGTACGTTTCTGCCTCGGGCTCGTATCGATCGAAGACTAGATCTACCGCAGCGTCAATCTTCGGCAGGAGCTCTTGCAACCCCGGAGTCAACGAGTCAAAGACAAACGTTCCCTTACGACGCGCCATCATGGCCTCGCTGACCGGGGGATGTGCCGGAAGACGAACGCCTTAGTCATGTAGCCCCACCCCTCGGTAAAGCCGATCACGTCGAAGCGAGTCCCTGCCTCATCCAACCAGTAGTCTCCCACCTCGATCTGCATGTCGTGTGGTCCGATGAGGTGGTAATCAGCAACACGTTCCACACCCGCTACGGTAATGGTCGGACGCTGGTCGTAAGCCAGTAGGGATAACTTGAACGTTTGCGCAGGGCGAGGCGTACCGTTGACTTCCTGAAAGCCACCGTTTTGCTGAGCAGCGCGAGTAAGTGGGATGAGCTGCGCGGTAGTGGGGTCATCCGCAATGAATGCTGCGGTAACCTTGCGCTGCGCATCCAAGTAACTCATACCCGCTCGACTCCCACCGTGTAAGACTTGGAGTGCCCGGTCTCCTCTACGGAAGTGTTGGACGCGTCGGCCATGCCCAGATACGCGTCACGAAGCTTGCTCAGGGCCCGGCTAGAGCCCGATTCGGTGGTGTCCACCAGTCCGGCCACCGCAGCGGCTTTCTCGCGCCACACTTGCCGTACGGCTGGCTCCATGCCCAAGTCGTCGATCATGCCGCCAACGAGTGAGTCCGTATAGGTAGCGTCATCGGGACTGAGATCAGTCATTCGGCGGAGCGTTGCAATTTCGGTTTCTGAGGCCATCGGTGGTCACCTCCCAAACTCTGAGATGATCCCATCATATAACATACCCCGAACTCGTGAACTCGCAGAGAAGCCCGACAGCGCGGGAGACTGCCGGGCTTCTCTATTCCTGCACCCGAGAGGTTAGCTCTCGTCCTCGGGATTATCGGCGTCCCAGAGGCGGAGTCCCTTGATGAGGTCCGCCTTCGTGACGTTGCCGTTCGCTCCGGTCCCGACGACCTCCACATCCGAGGTGTCCGGGATCGCGTTCCGGTTGCCCACCTCGGCCTCGAGATCGGCCTTCGACCACGAGTCGTAGTCGTCCTCCGGTCCCGCGTCCTGGGGGTCGGCCTGAGTCGGGTCCACCTGCTTGGGACCGTCCCCGGTGTCCGCCGGAGTGGAAGCCGACGAAGACGCGTCCAGAGCCGACCGCGTCACGGTGTCCTCCGGCGTCTCCGCGTCCGGAACCTCGGCATCGAACTGCGCCTGGTGGTTGGCGAGCTGCTCTTCCGACATGAAGCCCGCGTTGCGAAGCCAGGCGATGTCCTCGTCGGAGAGTTTCTGCTCCCAGTTGATCTTCCGCATCGGTCAGTCCTCCGATCAGGCGTAGATCGTCGGGACGGTATAGGTACCGGACGACGACAGTTGCATGATGATCGCGCCACCACGCTGCCGGACGCCGGTACCGAAGCCCGTGACCCAGTACGAGTCGATCAGCGGGTAATCCGGGTTCCGGCCCTTGACGAGCCGCAGTCCACGCAGATTGGTATTTGCGTGCTGCCGCAGGCCGATCGGGTTCTGGAGGTTGTCCGGTCCGCCGGTCGCGAAGCTCGCCAGATAGTCGGTCGGCATGTAGTCGTCCACCACGATCAGCAGCGGGCCGTAGTTGCCGATGACGGTCAGACCACCCAGGGTTCCGGGCACCTGCGACTGACCGAAGACCTGAGTGGTCTGGGGCAGGATCTGACCGGGTTGCGGAGCCGCCGGAACGAAGTCATACCGGCCGTAGTTGCCGCCGACCGCCTGCACCGCGTTGACCGCCGACCGGAAGTTCCGGATCTGGTTGCCCAGGGCGGTGTTGACCATCACGACGAGCGTGTAGCCGTTCTCCTGAGAGTAGCCGTGGCTCGTGAAGTCGTCGATGATCATCGTGTCGAGGTCCTGGGCCTCGAGCACGGAGTTGGCACCAGAGGTCTTGTAGTGCGTGTGGCTGCCGGTGAACGTGTTGTTCTTGTACGCAGGCGGGACGGTACCGTCGGCGTTATAGAACTTGTAGACGTTGTAGTTGTTGCCGTTGATCGTCGCGGTGAGGTTGGTCGGGTTGAAGAGGCACTTGAGCACCTGGTTGAGCAGGAGCCGCCAGTAGGCCTCGACCGCCGCGTTACCGACCGAGTCGATCATCGCCGTGGTCGCGTCGGCCAGGTACTGCCAGGTGTACCGCGAGCCGAGGTCATACCACTTGAACGTGTAGCCCATCTGGAAGTACGTGGGCTGGATGCGGCTGCCGACCGGCAGGCCGAATTCCGAGGCCTCCTCGAAGTCGACACCCTGGCCCGGCTGAGTCACGGTCTCGACGATGTTGGAGACACCGAAGGTGAGGAAGTTGATGATGTTCTGACGCGGCTGGTTCACGGCGTTGAGAAGCGCCATGAAGTTTGCCCAGATGTCGTTCAGGTCAGTGCCATCAGCCGCTCGCGTGACGACATCCGCAGCGGTGTGGAACCCGTTCCGGTTGGCACCACCGGCGATGCCAGGCAGGATGCCCAGCGACCGAAGATCGACCAGCTCGTGACCGGGCATCGCCTTGCCGGAGACCAGGCCGGGCATGACCATGTTGGGGATGATGAGTCCCCGCTTGTTGTACTCCAGGGCTCGCGTGATGGTGTCCACCGAAGTCCCCTTCCTCAGCCCTGGAACGAGCCGCATCGGACCACGAGGCGCGTGGCCTCGACGGTCGTTCCGACATAGAAGACGTTGGTGCCCGCAGCGGGCGTACCCTGGGCCGCGAGACGGCTCGCCGTGGTGTCGAGGATGTACTTCGTCCCCGCCGTCGGAGTCGTGGCTCCCTGGATGTCGTTGGCATCCAGCTCCACGATCTCGCCGCTGGTCATCACGTCCACAATGTCACCCGCCGCCTTGGCCGAGGACAGACAAACCACACCGACGGCCGCTGCCGCCGTGGTGGCCTTGATGAGCTTGCCCGACCCATTGAGGGCGACCACGATCACCCGGTTGAGGTCCGAGACTCCCGACGGTCCCGAGGTGGCATTCCAAGCCGCATTCAGCGGCGCACGAAAGCCACCCGAATTGGGGGCATACTTGTCGATTCGGCTCACGTCCACTCCCTTCGTATTTGGGAACGTAGCCCTTTTGTTCTGCGATTCCGTTAGGCCACAGACCTTGCCGGAGAGTGAACGTCAGAACTTGTTGAGAACCGGAAACCGCTTCGCGAGCGCAGCTCGATTGGTGGTGGAGCCCGATCCCTTCCGCCTGCCGTTCTGAGTGCTTGCCGACCGACGAGTGGAGCGCGGCTCCTCTTCCTCATCTTCGTCGTCTTCGTCCTCGTCTTCGTCCTTCGTGGAGCGACGACCACGGGCCTTCTTGTCGTCCTCGATTTTCTTGACGAGGTGGGGCTTGCGCTTGGCGAGTTCACGAAGACCACGCCGGAGTTCGCGCGCATCCACGTTACCATCCTCGTCAACCGCGTCATCGAGAATGCCGGAGTTCAGAGCCAGGGTGAACGCGTCGGAAGGATCGACCCAGTCGACGACATTGGCTCGGAAGAAAGCTATCTGAGCCATCAGTTCTCGGTTGGTATCGGTCAGCTTCGTGATGGTCGATCGTGCCTCGGTCAAGTCACGCGACACGATCTCGTCGGGCTTCTTGCCCTCGTCCTCCTTGGCTCGCTTCAGCTCGGTCAGTTCCGCCTGAACCTTGCGAAGCTCGAGCCGGTATCGCTTAGCCTGTTGCGATGCCTTGCGAACACGTGAGTCCTCGTCGTCATCCGCGTCGTCGTCCTCGTCCGACTTGGATTTCTTGGACGACTTCCGGGACTTGGACTTGTCATCCTCTTCCTCATCCTCGGTGTCATCGTCCTCAGTGTCGTCCTCGTCGTCCTCGTCGTCGTCATCCCCCCGCGTGTACTCGGGGTCATCAGGGTCATCCGAAGATGCACCCATGACGGGCCACACCGCCGTGCCGTTCTTTAGGTAACCGAGAGGCGTCAACAACTCGCCGGTCTTGGGGTGACGCTTACCGGCCAGGTTCGCAGAACGCATGCCCGGCTTGGTGAGTCGCAGACTCATATTGGCTCCCTAAGCCTATTGTAATGCTTTCGAACTCCCACTTTACCACTTGTCGAGATCCGGCTAGATTGACCCCTGACCAAGCTTACGATTCTACTCTATGAACATGGGCCCTAACCCAAGTTCTACGAGCCAATAGTGAAGCAATAATCCGGTGGTTACCATCCTTGATGACTATCGCACCACTCGGAAGAATCGTGAGATTGGGAAGATTGTCATCTCCCCCCGGAATACCCTCTTTAAGGTAATGTCGTATACGAGACACAGAAGCTTTGTCTTGGTGTGACAACAAAACCCTGCCCGACAAGTCTATTTCCTCAATCGGGCCTTTCTTACGAATCTCACTCGGGGGAACCTTAGCATCTCGGGGTGACAAGCTATCAAAAAGGTCTTTAATGCCCACCGTGGACGCATCTAGCTGATCACCATCTTTGTATTTGGCCAACCTCTTCAGCCCCGCATCACTATCCCAGGTGCTCACGCTAACTGGGGTAACATCTCCAACCGGCTGACCAAGCCTTGCCAAGTTTTCCTGAGTACGTCGCGTAAGTTCGTCGTCGAAATCTCCGCGTTCCAACGCTTTCTTGAAATCATCTGAAGACATCATCACGTAAGTCAGATAACAGAAGCAATTGGGATGTGGCTTGTCCGGCACCTCGTCAGGATCGTATGGCTCGTGTGCGGCAAAGACATTGCACTCGTCCGGCACCTTGTGCGATCCCGACAGATTCCACTTGACCGCTTTCACCCCTGGGCGATTCGCTCCTTCTTTCTGGCGCTCGTGGAAGGCATTGTTGATCTCAGTGCGTGCGAGACGCATAGCCGAATATGAAGATCCACCCGGCGCTGTCGGGCTGACATACCGATAAACCTCTGCGGCAAGCTCCTTCGCCGAGAGATTCTGAATCAGTCCTTGCCTGATGATGTCAACGATCCGGCCATCGTCTAGTGCCCGATTCGAGTACACGCGCCTGGACAGCGCTCGAGCACGACGAGCAGCATCACTCTTCAGCCCGGACGCTCCGGCGGCCCTCAGAGACGCCACAAGGGCATCAGCGGCCCGTTCTGACAGTCCGGCATACGCAATGCGTTCCAACGTCTCTATGGCGTCCTCAGCGGCCTGTAATGAGTCCTTGATGGCCCGTTCCACCAGTGGGTTGATCCGCCGGACCCACATCGTCTGCACCAGAGCATTGATCGCAGCCAACGTCACGCGCAGCTGTGCAGCCCGAACCTCGCCACCGATCCCGACTGGCAAAGAAGCGATCCGTCGCTGGATCGCCTTGGCTGTTGCTTCAAGGATGCGCCGTAGTTCCGCCTCGGTGGTGGCCTGAACGATCGTATAGCGGCGGAACTCCGGACCCCTAGGCTGCGGAACCACCATTGTTCTGCCCGGTCTCCTGGTTCAACTGCGCCGTACCGAGCTGGGCTTCATTGCGGGCCTTGAACTCAGCGTCTGCCTTTGCTCCGATTCCATCGGGGAAGGAATATCCAAGCTTGGCCACTTCTTTCCGATAGAAGTCGGAATCGATAACCCCCCTGTCAAGCATGTCGTTTAGTTCGGTGAATCGCTGCACGCGGTCAACTGGGATCGCATCACCAGCCACGCAGACAACATCGACACCAGCGAAGTTGGATGACTCGTAAGCATCCATCCACATCATCATGATGTCGTGCCACATCTGCGTCTCGGTGTCGACCAGCAGTTGATTCTTCTCGCCAGCTTTGGCGAGCATCGGGCCGAGCTGGAGCTGAAGCGCTACGCCGGATTGAGCGACAGACACATCGACTGCACCGACAGCGATTTCTGGGGTACCAGAGACGTTGTAGAGAGCATCCCAGAGCCGATCGTAGTGCACTCCATAAACGTCAGCGATTCCCTGCGCACCGCCGAGCTTGTCAAAGCTCTTACCGTCGTGGTGGATGACTCGGCCAGGACCCATCAGCCAGTTGGTCGGCTTGTTGGTGTCCGGGTCTACCGGCCTGCTCGCGTCGGTGGCGTACATGCCCACACCCTGCAAGGCGGCAGTCAAGTCCTCGTCACTAACGGTCTGGTTGATTGCACCCATGATGCGCTCGAGACCACGGACCTCCGATGACCCGAAGGGATCTCCCGGCGTCTCCGTATTCTTGGTGTGGTACACCGGGAGTGCGGTGATCTGCTCGGGCAGTTCGGTCACGAGTTGGATGACAACCTCGGGAGCGATCGTGTCGTCCTCCCACTTGTCCACCTCGAAGAGACCTTCTTCAACGGTGATCCGGCCATTATCGGCCTTCCGGTACGTCAAGCGCCGGATACGGGGATCTCCCGCATCGTTGGTCGTAGGCTGCACCAGATGGCACCCGATCACCGTCTCGATGTCGTCCTCATCCGTGATGGGAAAGTACATGGAAGGGTCGAGCGCGCGCAAGGAAATCCGGCTGCCCTGGGGCTTATCGGGATCAGCAGTCACGTGCCAGATCGAGTCACCCCAGATCAAGCCGTATCGCTTCTTACCGTTGAACTTGCTCTTGTATCGCTCGCGCCGGATCAGGTCAGCGATGGCCAGCTGAGCCGCTACAACAGCATCGGCGCTCCCGCCAGCCACTCGAGGATCACTGATCGCTACGACCTGAAAGTCTGCCCCTAGGTAGCGATTTGTCGTGTCCACGATCGTACGCGTGGAGGGAATGTAGATGGGCTGCGAGTTACTGCCCCGGAGAGCCACCTTCAGGATATCCGGCACATTCCAATAGAGCTGCTCGTACAAGCGATAGGACTGCAAACGCTGCGCGTCCAAGTCGTCGGAGACGTACGCGGGCTTCTGCCCAAAGAACGCAGCCCCGGTGCTGTACGGGGTGAACTCCCCAGCCATTCCTCACCTCAGCCATTCATGTTAGCAGTGGAGACAAACGATCCACCGACACCGGTAGCACCAAAGTAACCACGGAAGAACCGGCCTAATGCCTCGACTCCGTGGTTATCTTTGTCGAGGGGATTCTCGGAATCTGACCGCTGCTGTTCTTTTTTGTGTTCGGGCCAACGATAACCCTCTCTCATTTCCCAGATCAGTTTCTGGCAATGAGTTCGGTCGATCATAAGACGCGGACGACGTTCAGGATCACCCTCCGGCAGGTGGAGATTCTGAACTTTCAATGCGCGCCGGATCAACGCAAGACGAATCTTCAACTCCCCGCCGGTATTTTTATACGCAGGAATGCGTAGCTCCCGCTGCATAGTCCGGGTATCGTCTGGCTCCGCAGGATCAGGATAGATCGTCCTGGCTACCCGGATCAACCCGGGATATTCGAGCTTGAGATCCTCGCAAACCTCTTTGGTATCGAGCAATTGCCGTCGGAACTCACGAATTACTCGGATCTCACCGAACGGGCCTACCTGAATGAACAGCACCACAAAAGGGTTAGTAAAGCCGTAGTCCACACCAAGGAAGAGTGGCCAGTCCGGGTTGTAGTCGAAGTCACCAAGGCTAACGTCTTCGTCAAATTCCTTCATGACCGAGCCGGTCTTGTCGGTGAATTCTGCTCCATACTGGCGCATGAACTCATCCGTGGTTAGATCCGACTCTGCTTCGAGGATTTCCGGGTCTTGCCTTCCCCCGGGAAAGACTATGTCATTCGTCCATGAGGGGCGCTTCCACGACTGCCAGTGAGGAAACCGCTCAGACTGCCCACGCTCATAGAGAGAATAGAGAAGAGATGACGAGGAATTACCTTCCGGTACCCCCGAGAACACAGCGATACCGCGACGGTCAGATAGAGTAGGCCGGATGTACTGACCCCAGGTGGCTCGCTTGTGCCGTCCGGCTTCAACCATGAGGACCCAATCCAGGCCATCACCAACCAGCTTGTCTGGGTGTTGCGCGCTTTTACCAATGATCTCAGCCCCATTAGCCAGTGCTATGTGTAGTGCACCAGCATCCGAGTTCTTGACAAAGCGAATAGCGTCACGGTCCAGGCCAATCTTCTTCAGTGCATCGTAGACAATACGGAATTCCTTCTCCGCATCCGTGTAGTTCGGGCCGACGATCCATCCAAGAGTTGGTGACTTGCCATCAAAACGAGAAGGCGCCAAAGCCCGAGTGGCCATCTCATAGCCACCGAACATGGTCTTGCCCCAGCGCCGACCACACCGCACCACTTTGAAGCGCGTTCGGTTCTGGTGCAAATCGCGCTGTCCAACGTGAGGATAGTAGTCCCAGACATCGTTGAAGAGTCTGGTCTTGGTCAGCACTGGGGCAGACATCACTCGGTCCCTGCTGTGTTGAACGAACCCTCGAGCTCCGGGGCAGCCACCCCATCGCCGGGGTCTGCCGGATCGATGGCGTAGATTTGACCCATCCGCTCCACTCCCGTCGGAACATGGGGAGCAGGCTGCACTCTGCCCGGCACTCCGCCGAACTCCGAAGCGATTGCATCATCGTACGAGTACGGATTCTGGAGCACATCCGTGCTTGTATAGACCTTCTTCGGCTCGGTATGATCCAGGCGAGGATTCAGACCGTATTGAGGTCCCACCGGTTCACTCACCTATTCCGTCCCTTCTTCTTGCATTACTAACGCCCCCGGACATTGCGCCGAGCGCCACCCCAGTCCCTCTTGTTGGTCTTGAGGTTATGCGCCCACTTCTTGGCAGCCGCCGGAACTACTGCCCACATGAAGCGGCGCTGCCGTTCACTCTTGAACTTGCCCCCTCCGTGTGCCCTCTGTCTGCTGGGCATGTTGAACCTCCGCCAGTGCAGCCCGGAGCTGCTCTTCTGCGACCACCAGATCCGCTGGCGTCAAGACACCCCGGTTGATCAATGCTATACGCAACACCGGATCATTACCGGGGGAGACGATTTGAGGCCCCTCAGCGCCACGCTGAGCCCCTTTCCGGTCCCGGTCCTGGCGACGCTTGAGGAAGTCCGTTGCTCCATCCTGGCCCGCATTGAACGGGTGCTTAGTTTCCGGATGCTCCTCGTGCCAACCATACGTCTTCCCACACGTCTTGCAGTGATCGTCCTCATTCACCGTCAACAAGCTCATCATCGCTCTCCAGAACCTCGAAGTCACCTTCAAGAACTACAGGCTCGTCCTGTGCTTCCCCGTCATCCAGCACAATCGCAGAGGCGATCATCCGCCTGGTGAAGTCACCAGCCTCAATCTCAACCACGGCCGTAGCCTTACCCTTGATGTGCTCGAGAATGAACTTGGCCGCATCCAACTTCGTCCGAGCATCCACGATCGGGCGGCCCTTGTCATCCACCTCTTCGCTCTGGATCAAATCCACGATTGTCTGCATAGCCAGCGTGACCTGCTCACCGATCAGTGCCTGCGTCTCATCGATCAACCGACGACGAGCCTCGCGCACGATCTCCGGGCTCAACCATTTGGGCCGACCGCCCTGAAAGCCACCGTTCTTGTTCCGGGGCTTACCGTGCGCCAGTTCCTCGATGTCCCAGTCTTCAACACGCTTGAAGCCCGTATGCTGGTAGTAGAGCTCGAGGTCTTCGTTGTATTTCTCAGTCCCGACCGTACGCCGAAGCCGACGACGAATCTGCTCAGGCTTGGTCGAAAGCTTCTCTGGATCCTTCGGCCGACCACCAACGTAATTGGCAGGCTTCTTCTTCGTCATTTTCACTGAGATGGCTCCCTACGCAAAAGAGCGGACCGCAAGCCCGCTCTTCCAGTATAACCCACTCAGTCAAGAGTCGCAGCGGGTCTCTCCGAATCATCCGGTATCTTCACGTCTTCTTCGGTAGGTCCGAGCCGATCCATGCGCAGTTCCTCTGCACGTTCCCAGTTGGCCTCAAGAACAAAAGAACCACGAGGGGGGACCACACCCGCGATCGGCGATTTACTCGCCTTTCTGCGTCGGGTAATCTCGCGACGAATTCTATCCATCTTCGGTGGCCGTTCCGTCGGACAACATCTCATCACCCTTGGACATCAGCCCGAGTGCAACGTGTTGCAGCATCGTGCCCCCGCTAAATCCTATGAAGTAGTCAGCGTTGGGGTCTCCGTCGTCATCGACACGGACCATTGCCCCCACCACAATCCAATCGCCCAGTATCCCCTCGAAGCCCATTCCCGCAGACCATTTCTCGATGGCCTCGCCCAAAGCGGCAGCCCGGTCTCGACGATCCTGGGGAGTAAGATCAAAGGTACTCATGCGAGATTCACCGTTGGACCTTCACTCATCGTCAGTGCCCGCTCGAGCCGGAGCTGACGAACGAGGTACATCGCATTGATCCCCCGTACAGCCCGCCCAGAGTCATGCTGCCGCCCGAACGGGTTGAGCCTTACCCCACGACCGAGCCCGGCACGCTTCGGCCGGTAAGACGTGAACAGAGCCCGCATGCCGTAGCGCCGTGTGGTCAGGCGAACCCAACGAAGGAACACGATTAGGCGGAACAGCATGTCATCTCCAGTATCGTAGCGGGAGGATCGAGGTTTCCGCGCGGCTAGCCGATTGATTACGGTTCTGCTTCGGCTTTGTTATCCTCGATCCCCGTTTGGGGCGGGAGATTGGACCCAGCCTTCATCGTGTCAGGCCGCTATGCTTAACAAGATGATGGACAAGAAAACTCCCGCCCCAGGGGACAACCGAAGACCGGGCGATAGGTACGGGGGCACGAATACCGGCCGGTCAGGGCTGCCCATTGACCATACCATCTAGTTCGTGGAGCCGTTCTTCTTTTTCCGCTTTCGCACCGGTCGCTGGCCTGGGCGAGGAGCTCGGCGCACAACCGGAGCCACCCAGTGAAACGAGGTGTCGGCAGTTGTTGTCGGGTAAGGCAAATCTGCAAGAACGGAGTCAAAAATCGGCGTGTTCATGAGCTAATGATGAGCAAAAAGCTGGAGCCCGGCAAAGAGAACCGAGCCCCGCTCCTCCTCAATCAGCCGAGTGCCATACCGATGTATGTCTCACCCTTTTCCATGGCCGCGCTCAGATCAGTTGATGCTTCCTCGCGGTCGTACATCGTCGCGTGAACGGGTTCTGCCGATCCTTCAAGACGCACACCGCCCGGCGTCAGATGGTCATCGATCGCGCTCTGTACCAACCCGAGCATGTCGTTGAGAGTGGCGCTGCCCGAATTCTGAACGGTCTGAGCGACCATGTCTCGAGCTTCCACGGCCCTACCCAAAGCATTGCCGAACGTGTTCTTGGCCTGTGACAGCTGAGCCGCAGCCGCCTCCATTTCTTCCTGAGCCTGAGCCAACCCCCCGAGCGCATCCCCGAGCATGACATTGGCTTCGGTGATTTGCCCGACAATCTCTTCTACGGTTGCCATTCCTCGTCCTCCGAGTCGATGCCCCTCTACAAAGGGCGGTTTCATTCTGGGTTCGTCATCCTCGCCCCTATTGGTCTTCGGATGCCAAAGGGGAGATTCTAATCCTGGACGTGGTCCTCTACGTTCTGGTCTGATGGGGTATCCAGAAGAATCTGACATCAGAGTCCGTCCATTGCTGATCCTTTGCGCCAGATCTTAGCTTCGTGCATCTTACGCGTGATGATTATCATGGTGTGAATCTCGGTTAGGACGTTCTGAAGTCCCACCTTCGTATTGCCATCCGCCATCGTCCGGATGCTGATGACCTTGTAAACCGCCCCCTTCACAATCACGTGATACGCTGTACGCAATTGAGAAGTAGACCAGTAATCCTTCGGATCACGCATCTCCGAAGGCGAAACCGGCGTCCCCCCTCGATTCTTGGCTTTCTCAACAGCACGAGCACGACGTCCTTGACAATCCCAGCAATCACACGTCGCCTGGTCATGTCCAGCCGCTTTGGCAATCATGAATGGTAGGGCCACCACCGCCCCCACAACCACCCCGAGACCAAGTAACAAGAAGCCGACGAGCTCCAATGCCCACATCAGTTATTGCCCCCTTTCGTCATTCACCATATCGAACTCACAAAAGCCCCGCCAGGCACATTCACCAGACGGGGCTTTACGTGTTACTGCTTGACCCAGCCCTTGCAGCCGGAGGTCTGAAAAACCTGCCCGTTCTTAACCACCGCCCGCTGAGGCTGTGAAGTCTTGTCAGCCGATCCCACGGCCACGACCTCCGAGTTCTGGTCGTCCGACGCGCGCACCACCCAGGCACAGAACCCCTCAGTTGCTCCCGAAGACCTGTACGTGCCCGCCTTGATATCCTTCCCCACCAACCAGTCTCCGTCCTCTACATACGGACTGGCCGACACCTTTGGAACCGCCTTCGGTGACGGGGTGATCGCCACCGACGAGGAAGAACCACTCATCACGGAGTTGACCACACCAGCGCACGTCGCGATCAGCATCAGAGCCGCCACGATGCCAAACCCAATCCAGAACTTCTTCATTGATCTTGCTCCTCACGCTCTAATTGTCCGAGGTGCATTGTAAGCAATGCTTGAAACTCCCCCGGAAACAGCTTAGCGAGGTCAGTCAACGCTCGATATCGGGCTTTCTCACGTCGTTTCTGCTTACGAGTAGCGGCCTTCCCGGCATCTGTCTGTCGCCATCCCCGCATATAGTCACTGCTGGGCATCCGGCACCAACTCGACCTTGAACTTAAGCTTCTTTATCTTTCCACCCAGCGAGATTTCCACAGTCGGAACGATCTCGTCCGGCACCTGGGAACAGGCGAGCATGATCTCACGAGCGGTGAGGAAATCACCCTCGCCCTCAATGGTCACCTCACGAGTCAACTTGCCCTTCACCACTCCTCCTCCATGAAGAAATGAACCCCCGCGAGAGGCAACACTACGAAGGGAACCTCCGGTTTCTGTCCCGTGACCGGATTCTCCGTCACATTCCGCATGATCAGATTCCGACTCTGGTCACCCCAGGAAGTCGATACACACTGGAAGACAGAGTTGTTGCCGTTGTCGTAGACAACCGTCACTCGCTTCATCAGAACCCCTGGATAACCATGTTGAGGACATGCCGGATACGCGCCTTCGCGTTGAGTCGCTCCTGGATCGGCTGCGCCCAGTCTGTGTCTGTCGTCCGCCCATCCGGCGGAATTGCTTTGCTGACCTGTAAACGGATCTCCCGCGAGTACTCGTCCATGCAGGTGCAGTTAATGCCGTGAGTGGGGTGCTGCTGGCCATGTTCGACCACGTCTTTGAGGATGTCGGCCAGCAGCCGTGTGGACGGAATGAAGGACACGTCCCATACGATCGGCACCTCTACCAGCGAAGTGTCTAGTTCATCGTCCCGCAAGTGACGTGCATCGACTAGAGATCCACCCTGCGCTCGTGCCAGCACGTTGTACTCGAAGACCGAGACACCCACTTGCACCGGCTGACCCGCGCTTACCAGGTACGGTGAAGTGATGCTGAACGTCAACGGCTGACCTGGCTCACATACCTGAGAACCCCCCGGCATGTTGTCTGAATTGAAGACTGCAACGATAAGTCTCATGTCCCAAAGACTCCGATCAGAATGATGGATATACCCGCGAGAATCCAGACGATGGTCACGAGCCATTGCCGCCAGGTCATATCTCACCCTTCCACTTCTTCACGATCGGCGCGGCGGGCAGGTTCGGCTTCCAGTAATCGCTTTCGCGGTAGAACGCGTAGAACACCAGATCCCGGACGACGATGGTCGTAGCCTTCCATCCGCCGCCCTTCTTCTGGGCTAGCTGGTAGATCACACCCTGGAACGACACCGGCTCGCAGTGAAAATCCTCACCGCGCAATGCGCCGAACACCTCACCGCCCTTAAGCTTCCGAACGTTCACCAGCAGAGAATCGTACTTACTTCCCATGGTCGTGCCCCTCCATTTGGGATGGAGCATCGACCATAACACCGGTGTAAATCTAGACCAAATCAGCCGGGCGATTTCCAGGCAGAGCCTTCGGCGCGGTGATGTTCAAGTCGTCTACGATCACAGCAGATGCTCGGTGTCCGCGTGAGCGCGGCTTGTTCTTCCACCGGAACATAGCCTTCCCGATACCGGGGATCGACAGGTTCGCCCGGTGGTCACCGGCGTGTGGACCGTTCGGCGCATCCAACAGAGTGCACCTGGGAAGCATGCCCACGGGTCCGTAGAGGGCTCTGGGCACCGTTTCGGTACACCGGGGACCGGATGGGCCGTGCTTGGGCTTAAATGGGCTCTGAGATGTGTCGAGTTCCGAGTACTTAGCCATGCCCCGATCGTATCGGTTAGAGATAAGCCGTGATCTGAGTCGGTGACAGGTCGGCTTTGACATCTATCGCGCTCAGATAGGCGATGATGTCGGCTGGCAGCACATCTCGATCACCGACGGAGTACCGCTCCACTATATCCTTAGCAAAGGCATTGTAGATCCGGTATCGCTCGACTATATCTTTCGAGATCGCAGCAAAGATCGTGTATCGCTCGACAACGTCTTTGGACCACACGCCGAGCACGCGATATCGCTCGACTACATCCACGGAGAATGCGGTGAAGATCCGGTAACGTTCTACCACGTCTTTGGTGAAGGCGTTCAGGACGCGGTATGTCTCAACTACATCCTTAGAGAAGGCGTTGGTCACCCGATAGCGCTCAACAACGTCCTTCGTCAGAGCATTGAAGACCCGATAGGTCTCTACTACATCCTTCGTGAATCCATTGAAGACGCGGTAGCGCTCTACTACATCCTTGGTGAACGGAGTGGTAGACGTGTGATACGTCCAGCCAACCGGATCAGCAACAACACTCGTACCCGAGAGAGCAGTCTGATTGGCTGATCCCACCAAGTCGTTAACGTTAGTGGCTGTACTCGCCTGATTGAACTGCCATGCGGCAGAAGGAGATCCGGCCAACCAGGAGTCCATGCTGGTCGTGCCGAGCGCTTGGATCGCAGCAATAGACAAGGGGGTAGCCCATTGCGCTGCCGCAGCGATATCGAACTTTCCACCGCCGATGACACCCTTGCCGAAGACAATGCTATCGACTCCGGACCCATCCACCGAGCTACCAGACGTAGCCTGAGTCCACGATCCACCGACGGGAGCTATGGTGTACTGATAGGTGTTATTACCGGAGACTTTCGTTGCTCCGATCACATACCAGGTGTTCTTGTCCGATGGACCGGCCAGGCCAGACCCGAAGTCATTGGCTGAGAAGATGTTTCCGCCGCTGACGAAGGTGCCGGAAATCGGTGAAGTGCCCGCCAAGCCAGAGATGAAATCGGAGTTGGTGGACAGAAGGTCAAAGACCGAGTCATAGGCTCGGATCAGCAAAAGGGTGGTTCCAGCCCGAGAGGTTGGGGCACTCCCCATCGAACACGTAAGAGTGTCGTTGGTGAGGAACCGGCGAGCCATGCTCAGCCGTCTCCGGCAACGTGGAAGGTGAAGCCGTCACCGACTATGTTGCCTGTTGATGCCCCGACCACTCTCTTCAACCAGACAGCTCGGCACTGACCGGCGAGCAGAGTGCCGATCGTGACGGAGGATCCGAACGACCCCACCCCAGTCGGAGCGGTGTTCTCATCAGCCACCGGGCCTGCCGCCTGGGCTGACGACGAACCCACCGCAGAAGCCGCCAGGTTGTCCAAAGCGATGGTGGTAGCCCCACCACCCGACACCTCGGATTGGATCGCCACAGAGACGTTGAGAGCGCTGTCGGTGGCATGGGAGTTGTGAACGAAGATGCACCGATACTCGGTGTCGCCAGCCAAGGCTTCGGCGGAAGAGACGTCGTCGAAGAAGGCATTCGGCGGGGCGGAGACCTGAGTGGTCGAGATGTACTTGCCGAGCGACGTGTCTCGAGTCCCAGAAGTCGAGTTGCCTGCCGATCCCGAACCAACGGAATACTTCAGCAGGATGTCAGACGCCGCGACTACCATCTCAGGCCACCTTCGTCACAGAGTGGTCGACGATGGCTCGGCCCTCAGCCAACCGGTGAATCGTGAGACCATCCGAGGAAACGATCACGAGATCGTACATCCCGGAGTCCCAGTCGAAGTTCTCCGACTCGGCAGCGGGCAGATCAACGATGACCTGCCGGTTGGTTGCGTCAACGGTGATGGCAGATCCCGGAACGTCGTATCGCAGAACAGTCGATGCCTTACCGGGCCGGATCTGCATCTGTCCAGTGTAGCCGGTCATCGAGACCGGTCCACCTACCACCGTCACCACGAGCTGAAAGTCCGAGCCCTGCTCGATCGTGATGTCCTTCTTCGTTGCCGTCACAGTGCTCACCTCCCAGTCCGTAGTAGTTGATGCGACCCAACCACCGCCACCGGCCACCGAGTCGCATCGCCCATTGTGCCACACCGCCGAACGAGTTTGATCGAGTCTAGTCGGAGTGCTCCGAACGAGTTCGGTTGCAGCGTGTCGTACCGACGGTGAACGAGCACCGCCGACGATCCCCCGCATCGAAAGCGAAGCTGTGAGTCGGGAATGGCATGCTCAAGTCCATGCCGATTGGAGAAAATACCTTTTCCTTACCGTCTCGAATAGCCTGGACCACACCGCCGATCGTCGCCTCGGAAAAGTGCCCAGCCATGTAGCTCCGGGCTCCCATCACGGCGATCTCTAGCCCGTGGTCGGCACCCTTAGCGAAGCTCGAAGCGTGAGTCGGCGGCGTGGAGTACAGTCGCGAGGACACGTCACTCTTGAGTTCCCGTCGATCGAGCAGCGCGCTGATGTCGGCGTAGACGTTGTTCACCCGGTCTCGGTCGGCGTTGCCCTGCTCGGACAGCTCGCGCATCCCGGCAGCGAACTTGTCCATCTGGATCTCAGCCCAGACCTCCCACGGTTGAGCCATGTCGTCACCAGCCGAGCGCTCCAACCGATCCTCGAGCTTGCTGATCCGGCGAGCCGCGTCGCTCAGCTCTTCACGGAGAACGCTCAACCGGTCCAGCGCCTTGGTGGCCGTCGCTTCGAGATCCCGCAGACGAGCGTCGTCCTCGGTGCTCTCGAACCGGGTCTGAGACTCGAGCCGCCGCACTCGACCGATCAAGTCTTCGAAGCCCACCTCGGTGACATAGTTCTGCTCGATCCCCGAGGTCTTTGACTCCAATTGCCGGACTCGATCTCGCAGATCTTCCAGCTCAACCTCCGGAGCAAGTCCTCGTCCGAAGGTGCGCCCGGTTGGAATGCTGTTCTTCGTAGCATCCCGGATGAAGAACCAAGCCGCTTGGTACGCCTTTCGAAGTTGAGCCCATTCCTCCGGGCTCATGGTGAGGTTGACCACTTCTTGATTCTCGAATAGCTCCATAGCAATACCCAACCACGCCAGCCCGTAGCCGCGCAACGAGAGGGCCTGTCAGACAGGCATTCCGATCTACCGATAGAGGACGTAGCCTCACGCAATCTCCGATTGTTCCTCAGTCTCTGAAGCGAGCTTCACCTGATCCAACCTCTACGCCGAAGCCATTGTTCCGCCCCCGCTCCATTACCCGTCAGATGAACCTCGTTACCTTCCAAGTCCCGAATCCTGAACTGGTCATCAGCAAAAGAATACGAAACCGATCCACGACCCAACCGAACTGTTCCTTCACCATCGCAATGGAATAGCTCCCACAAACGACCACCTTTTCGAAGCGCTATTTTAATCACCCCTCTACGCCATTTCTCAGATCCAGCATCTGACCCGAATTAATCAGCGGCATCCCCCGTAAAGGGGGGTATGCCAAGGCTAATTAAATTCGTCAGGTCAGGGATGCGGCCATCTCACTATTTAATTAGCCTTAAACCTACCGGTAAACCCAGCGATTTAATTAGCCTCAATCAGCGCGCTTTTTAAATCGCCGGACTCCCACTGACGACAGGTTGACCACACCCGGTGTCGCGCGTCGTCTTGAATCGCCTTCCGGTGCCTCCATACCCGCCAAGTAGTGCATGACCTGGGGTCGTCCCCGACCGCTGGCCGACGGTTCTTGCTTGATCTCGATGAACCCTGCCGCCTCGGCTTCCTCGATGAACTGCGCGATGGATCGAGTACCAGTCTTCGGCTTGGCCTCCTTGATGCGCCGTGAGAGTGTCGCCTTGTTGAGTCCCTGCCCCCGCATGGCCGACAAGATCTCGACGACAAGCTGAACGCCAGACTCACTCGCAGCAGCGGACTTCGACACCGTACCGACAGTGGACCGCCCCGTCTCTTTATCGAAGACCATCGATACGGCGTTCTCCATCTGCGTGCCACGACCTTCGGCCCGAAGCCATCGGACATCAGACGAGTCAAGCGTGAACATCCAGCGCGTATCTACACCCTCGTCCAGCTCGGAAGCACCACGCGTGCCCGGCTTGTCATCGTCCTTACTGGCCCTGGCGATATGGCCGAGTAGGAAGATGGCATCGACCTCGGCAGCCACCTTGATCTCAAGCAGCGCGCCAATCAGCATGGTGACTTCAGAGCCATCGTTCGGGTTGACTCCACACATCCGGCACAAGGCAGACCACGAGTCGATGGACCATGCTTTCACCTTGCGTGTGGTCAGCCATTCGACAGCCGCCTTCTTGCCGGGCTCTGACAGGATGTTGAGGCGATAACCCTGCCAGTTGGCAAGGTGCACGTTGTGCGGGTTCTTGTACTGCGCCGGACGCATGTACTTGTCTACGAGGTCGAGGGGAGACATCTCGAGATTCCAGTGCCCACACACCATGCCGCCCTCGGGTACGTGCACGTCGTAGGTCCCCAGGAATGGCTCGTTATCGGCCAGCGCGGTCATGAGGGAACACACCAGCAGCTGAGTTTTACCGGCCTTGTACTGACCCGATATGACGACCATGCCCTGAGCACTACACATGTCATCGATGAGATACTGCGTGGGGTCCGGGGGATTCATGAGAGCGTCGTCAAGCGAATAGGACGTGTCCGGGGGTGGTTCGGTATGCCCCCGAACGGCCTCGGCTTGGTCGGCCGCTCGCTTGATCGCGCGCCGGAGCAACTCCTTTTCTACACCCTCGCCGATCAGGGACGCCTCGACCTCTTCGGTGGTCATCTCTTCGAAGACATCCCCGGCGTCCTCATCTAGTTCCGTGTCCTCGGCAATGTTCGACTTCGCTCGGTCGTACGCGAGGCGCTTGTCCACGTCGCGGTGAACGTCGTAGCCGTTCTCGTCGGCAGCCTTGGATAGAGCAGCGGGGAACGTGTGCATCAAGGAATGGATGACGGAGGGGTCGTAAGCGCGTCGGTGCAGGTCTCCCGTAATGGCCCACACCGCCTTGTACCGGCTGCCGTAACGTGCCTCGGCTTCGGCTACCGGCATGCTGACTAGACGCTTCACACGGCTGCTGAGGCCCTCTGGCTCGACGAACTCCCACTCGCTGGCAGTCCAGTCGTCGATGACCTTGACATCTCGGAATACTCGGTTCTTCATCAGGGCCGCGCGGCTGATTGCCTTGCCGTGCCCACCAGCCAGCTTGACGGGGCTGCCAGCCTCGGTCTTCCAGTTGGTCGTCCCCGGTAGCCGAAGCAGCGAGTTGTCGGCCTGCTTGGTGTCGGCGTACAGGTAGTCCTTGAGCCCGGTGTTGAGGCGGATGTGGTCCTCGTGGTCTACCGGTGTACCTAGGTTCACGTAGACGTGACGGTTGAGCGCACCGGAGTCTCCGGCGCTGCCGCTGTGGACTACCAGCGTGCCAAGACTAGAGATCCGGGCTTCAACATCGGCGCGCTTCTCCGCCGGTACGTTCTGCATGTCCACGTCTGCCCACAGCCAGGATGTCGGCTGCATGTCACCCTTCTTGCGCGTGTGGGCATCTCTCCGCAGCGCCGGGCAGACGAACACGTTTGCGTCTGCGTGGACTCCCGCCCATCCCAACAACTTCGCCCGATCGGCTGGCCACGCAAACTGACGCTCTTGCCAGTCATCGGGGGTCTTCGGGTCTTTATGTGCAACGGCAACGTACCCGGTACGCTTGCCGAAGAGTTGGTCCAAGTACTGCCCGGCAGCACGCTTATCCATGTGATCCTAGCTCTCGGTCAGTCCGGCTAGCTGCTGGGCGCGCGTCTCGTCGCGCGTGAACTTGTCGATGTCCGCACGCACCATCTCACGGAGACGTGCCGACACCTTGCCCTTTTCGTATATGTCCTGGAAGACTGGCCAGTCATCCGGATCTACGTGTATGAGCACAGGCCTGTATTGGCTAGCCACCACTGCACCCCCTTGTGATATCACCGACGACGAACACCCATGATCGCACGACTTGCCGTGGAGCCGTTGTCTCGCGGTTTGGAGGTCTCACGCCATGCTAGGTACGCGCAGACCGGGATCTCCCGCAGGATCGCGCCAGGACAAGTCTGCAGGTCAGGCAGGCTTTGAAACGTTTCAGTACCGTCAGCCGATCACGTCTCACACGTGAGCGGAAAAGATCTTGTGGAAAATCCTCCATTCCGTGTTGACAGCGCCTGCCGGTGCGGGTAATGTAGTTCATGTGAACGGGCCGACCGGCGGCCCACACGGACCGAGGAGAACCCCATGAACGCCGACACCGCAACCACCTTCATCACCTCGAACAAGGGCACCGAGATCCTGGTCGTGTTGAACGACTCCACCACCCATTATGGTGAGGCCCTGTCGGTCAACTCGAAGGGTGTCAACATCAAGGTGGAGGGGAAGACTCGGTCCTTCGCCCTGAGCCGGGTGGACGTGCTCGAGATTGCCGACCTGGACAACGAGCTAAACGAGGATGACGACACTTCGGCTGACTGGGACATCGAGGACGCTGAGATGACCGACGAGGAGATCTACGCCGAGCTCGGGGAGGGCATGACCACGGCGGAGCTCGCCGCTCACCTGTCGGACGCCCTGGAGGTCAACATGACCCCCAAGGAGCTCCGGGTGCACCTCCGGGCGCTGGGCCTGGGGGTCGGCAAGGGCCGCAAGTACTCGCTCTCCGCCACCGAGTACCGCATGGTCCGTGACCTGGTCAAGACCGAGGCGAACTGATCCACCCGGATGGGCCCTACGGGGCCCTCCACCTGGCCCTCAACTCAGGTGAGACCGGCCCTTCTCGGTGAAACTCCGGGCGATATGGGTTCGGGAGGCGGGATCGTATCCCCCTGGGGGCACCACATTTCTGCACGTCAAGAGACTGGAAAGGGCTTACCCAAAAGATCTTCAAAGATCTTTGGCCCAAACTATTGCAGGCCGACGGTAGGTCGCATATACTTATCTCATGACGACGACGCGGATCAACCACACCGGCCACAACCACCCGAACACCACCGCTGCCCGCACCGCCTGCCGCAAGGCCATGAAGGCCGCCCCGACCGGTGACCTCCAGCTCGCCACGATCGGCAACGGGATGCGCCTCCACTACGTGGACATGGCGGTCATGACCACCCGCTGCGGCAAGGTCCAGCCGGTGTTCACCCGGATGGGGACGATCGCTGACGTTGACTGCAAGGGCTGCCGGTCCAAGTACGGCCAGGCGCACGGCTGATCCGCCCTCCGGGGGTGGGACCGGCCCACCCCCTCCCTGACTCACACCGAGGAGCACACCATGAATCTCGTCTCGCGCGTTCTGCCCGTCCTGAAGGCCCGTGGAGCCACGTGGCTCGTGTTTGGTACGTCCACCTACCAGTCGTTCGGTCACTCCGTTCACGTGGCTTCTCAGCACGGCGCACACGACCCCTGGCTGTTGCCGGTCTCGATTGATGGCGTGATGCTGGTCGCGTTCTCCTACGCGACTCACGGCAAGACGCGCGCCGCTCGCATCCTGGCCTGGGTTGTCCTGGGGGTCTTCATGGCTGGTGTGGTCGGGATCAACTACCTCGCGGCTCCGGCCGAAGACCCGATCGGCCAGGGACTCTCGGTTGCGCCTGCGGTCGGCATGATCGCGACCACGATTCTCATGCACCTGGTGCCCAAGGCCAAGGCTCCGGCTCGTCGTCGTCCCGCTGCCCGGAAGAACGTCACTCCGATCACGAAGGCCCGGAAAGCATCGGCTTGACGGACTGTCCCTACAATGCCTGGCTCCCCCAGCCGAAACCGGCTGTGCGGGAGCCTGTGACTCTGGGCAGGTCTCCGTGTACCTAGGATAATCCAGGTCTCCGCCAGAAGCTGAGACTCCTTCGTCACCCTATTGCCCCGAGACCTGCCGATGACGTAGGATAGGTGCATGACACGCCTTGACCACACGAACTGCGGACACGCCCTGACCCCTGCCGCGCGCAAGCGTTGCCGTGACTGGCGCAACGATCGCATTCGCGCGGCGCAGAAGGCGTTCATGGCCGCTGCCGAGGACAACGACTCCCACCTGATTCGCGAATACGAAGCGATGGTGGACCTGTTCGCTGGCCAGGTCGGCATGGATCTGCACGATGCCTTTGACCTCATCGAGAACGGACCGGTGATCTACTGATGGCCAGCAACGCACCCCTTCCCAAGGCCGAAGCCAAAGTCATGTTCCGCATCTCCCCTACCGACCCCTGGCGCGACTCGGTCGACTTTGACCCCATCGTTATTCCGACCGAAGGCCCGGATACGACGGACGTCTACGACGAGGGTCTGGTCTGCGTGACCGAAGAGATTGTCGATGCCGAATGCGAAGCGCTGATCCCGTGGGAGTACATGCTCGTGTGGTCAGCCAACGAGAACCCCGTCAAGGGCGTGTGCCCGGTGTGTGACAAGCCGTTCATCGTGTCCGAGGGGTTCCCGAACGACGTACCGGGGGACACGTTCGAGCGAGCCGTTCAATGCGGCTGTGTGGACGACTGACGGGCTGCAACGGGGTGGCTGCTGTACCGCCACCCCAACCCGTTGACGTGCTTGAACTTAACCTGATACGGTAGATCAGTAACCAATACCGAGGAGGACATCGTGGGCTTCGATTACGCGGGCAAAGTCCGGGGCTTGTTGGCGAAGGCCGACAGTGCGGAGAAGATGGGCAACGACAGTGAGTCCGCCCAATACCGGGCGAAAGCCATGGAATGGATGAAGCGATACCAGATCGCCGAGGAGGACGCGCTGGCGGTCGATCCGGCACTGGTCGAGCCCATCCTGATCACGGTGGATCTCACTCCCCCGGTGTCCGACCTATCGCACAACCTGCCCCTGATCGCGGACATCCTGGCTCGCCATTGCGAGGTGCGTCTTCACTTCACTCGTATGACCTGGACCACATACCGCTGGGAGGTCGTCGGGTACGAAGGTGACGTACGGTACTTCGAACTGCTGTGGACCTCGGCCTACCTGATGTTCTCCACACATGTCGATCCCCACTGGGACGACATGCTGCCCGTAGAGGTCAACATCCACCGACTCCGTCGAGCTGGCCACACGCGCCGCGAGATCGCACAACGTGCCTTCGGCGATGGAAACCTCGCTGCCAACCGGTCCAAGGTCCAGCGGATCTACGTGGCGCAGGCCAAGGCCGCTGGCGAAGATCCGGCTGCCGCCGGTCTGGGGTTCCAGGCCAAGGACTACCGGCGCGCGTACGCCCAGGCTTTCCTGGACCGCCTCACCAGGCGGCTTCGTGAGGCCCGTGACGCTGCCAATGCGACTGGTGGTGTGGTCGTTCTGGCTGGACGCGCGGAACGTGTTCAGGAAGCGTTCTACACGCTGGTCCCCGACGCTCGACCGACCCAGCAGCCGGTGGTCGCGTACAAGGACCCCCGTGACACCTGCCCGCGCTGTATCGCCCTCCGGGCCAAAGAGCTGAAGAAGCCCGTTCAGATGCAACGTGACCCCTCGGACATCGCCTGCCAGGAGCACGCGTACATGCGGCCTCGAAAGTGGACCCAGGCCGACGAGGAGCGCTGGCAGCGCCGGACGAACGGGCAATCAGCCCGTGCTGGCCGTGCCTCCGGACGACAGGCCGCTGACGGCGTGCACCTGCGGGGGACCGCGTCTCCGACCGCGCAGCGCGTGGAGGCCGCAAACCGGGCTCTCGAAGGTTAACCCGATTATTGGGACGGTAGTCTGTTGCATCCGGCTACCGTCCCCTGGTAAGCTAATGGCTCACCGAACGAAGGGGGCACCTAATGGAACTGCAAACGGCGGAACAGCTTCAGAATCTGATCGGCGTACGTGGCTACGTGATAACCTTCTGGAAGGGTCGGGCGATTCTCCTCAACTGGTGCTCCGGGGGGACAACCGGATACACCTTCCGGGGTTTGGATCGATTCCGGAACCCAGTTGAGATTCACGTCCAACTGGCCCATGCCACTGATCAGCAATTCGTGATCACCTCGAAAGCTCGGGTAGGTTGGTCATGGTGAAAACCATTTTCACCTATGCGGTTGCGACCATCCAGGCGCTCGGCCCTGCCGGGCTCCTGGGGGTCATGATCCTTGCTTGCGGCTTCTGGGAACTGTCCGGCATCCACCTTACCCCCATTCACTGATAAGGAGATCCGATCATGGCTATCGACCACACCGCCTGCATGCACCCCCGCACTCCGTCCGGACGCCGGGCATGCCGCGCGGGACG